TTTAAATCCAAGTTTTGGTGCTACTTTATCCCATGCTTTCCTATAAGATTTAAAACTTATAAATAAACAATTATTTTTTTTTGCTATCTCTTTTATACGTTCTAAACCATCAATTAAAACGTTATTTTTTTTATTATAAGCTGCCCAAACATGAATTGAATTAAAATGTTTTTGAAGAATTACATATCCTGTTTCTTGTTCATCTTCTATTGTTAAATATAAAAACGCAGATTGATGTTTTAATTCACAATACGCTTGTTCATAACGCCAATTACGAGCCATTTTAATCAAACTTGGTTTTATTTTGCCCCAATAATTTTCAATTTCATTATATGGAACTAATTTCAGCTTCATCAGCCGATTATAACATAATCATATGTATTATTTGCAACACTATTTGGTAAATGTGTAATTATTGCTTGTCCTTTTGACCTTGCACTAATATATGGTTCTAATCCTGTGCCTGTTGTTTGGCTAGGAAATGCCATACACATTGTAATTGTTAATGATGGAACAGCAGGTCTAGTATATGGTGATGTAATAGCATCTTCTTTTGTTAAGACCACATTAGCATCATCAACTGCTGCTACAATTTCTACATAATCATCTGCAACTAAATCTAATGGGTGTTTAATATAAACTAAAGCAGCACCATTAATAGAACCTTGTTTATCAGGAATTGTTACTGATTGACATGAATGTGGCACATCTGTTCCATTGATTCTAAACCATACATATGCGTTATGTATTTGTGATAATGGGTTTTCAAATCGTGCCATCACATCTATATCATAACACCCTGCGTAATCGACTGTAATCTGATTACTAGCTAATGACATACCGTATGCTTTTTCTTCATCTGCGATTGCCAATACAGTTGGTGTGTTAGCAGTAAATGTTTGGTCTGTATCATCTTCAAACAAACCATGTGGTAATTGAAACGCATTAGATGCTGATTCTTTATTAGTAGGCATTAACAATATTACAGAATTACGACCAATACGTTCATCTAATATAGTTGTTGATGTAGCATCACCTGTTTCTAATGTAATCGTTCCTGTGTTGTTAGATTTACCTTCAACAAGGTTATTAACAACTTCTGATACTTCTCTAGGATTGCCACCACGCCATGGTAGCTTTCTATACATATCTGGACGTGCCATTACCTATTTCCTGCTTGATTAACGTCTAAATCTAATCCTATGGCTAATGACCAGTTAGAGCCTGTTGGTGTAACTGATATTCTATGATAACGACCATGACTTCTTAAACCTACACGACCTTCTGCATCTGCTGATACTGCTGATGAGAATGTTACTGTGTCATTCAATTCACGTCTTGATGCTATTTGCACATCTGCACTACCATTGTCTACAGATGGTCTAACAAGGTTAACTAGCGTGTTATAGCCAAACTCTAAGTCGTTTGTAGTTAAAGTCGCTGTCTTACGAGTGCCTGTAAACACAATGATTCTGTCATCACGAACTCCACCAAATAAGAACTTGCCACCTTTCCATATTCGGTCATCTAATGATGCAGATAAAGCGTCTAATGACTTAAGACCTGTTGTAGCTGCCGCTTGGTCAATCCCAACACCTGTGCCTGTGCCTACGCCTGTAGCTTGAAATAATACACCGACTGTATTAGCGACTGCACCAATTAATGTAAAATCTGTTGTGCCTACTTCTCTGATAGTGTAATACTGACCGACAACAAATGAACCTGCTGTTACATTGTAAGCAGTATCCATACTATCTAACGAAACGCCTGTTGAAGCTAATGTAGATAAATAATCTACGTCTGTTTCTGCTTCTGACCATTTTTGTGTTTGGTAGTTATATATAATTAATGAACGACTACCAGAAACATTACTGTAGTTCCAAATAACCACATTACGCTCAGGGTCAATAGAAGCTGAGATAGAATCAATATCACCAATGTTAGCATTGTTAAAGAAGTAACGATTTACTTTTTCAGCACCAATACGAATAACCTGTTGTCCATCACAAGCATAAAATCCATCAGCACCTAAGAAATAAGTAACACCTGCATATTGCGTAACAGAGCCACCTTCAATACAGCCTACACCTCTAGCGATTGTGTCGAACTGAAATATATTTGGACTGCCTACAAATGACATTCTGACCAGTGCGTTTTCCATCAATACAATACCAAACTCACCACCTGTAATGCCAGTTATGTCTCCACCATCTTCAATGTCCTGAAAATCAGCGAGTGATGCACCTTCACTCTCCCAGTAATTAGGAGAATTTACGTCAGACCATTGTACTCTGTTAGGATATGTTCCTGCTTCAATATATGCACCAACTACAAAATCACGAATAACTGTAAGATGTTTGGCAATAGGAGCTGCTGATGTAATAACATTGATATTTCCAGATGTTGTGCCTGAGTTAGTGTCTGTATAAGTAATAGTGTTAGCATCGGTTACAGAAATAACATAATCACCATCTGTTCCATCACCACTTGTAATATCTACTTCATATGTTTCACCAGCAGTTAATCCATGTGCTGTAATAGTTGCAGTTACAGTAGTACCACTACGGCTATATGTTCCTGATACAAACGTAGATGACTGATAAAAAGCAGTAGAACTACCTAATGTCCATCTTTGAATACGTTGTGTTCCATTAGTCGCCAACATATTTTGACCAAATTGTACAAACTGCCAACGATTGTCACCAGAATATGTGCCTGATGATACATCATCTAAAGTTAAATCAGTATTATCTAATTTAAATAGTTTAGTACCGCCACCAGTAAATACAGTGACAGTTCCACCAAATTTACCTGCAAATACATTATTTAGGTTTTCTGATGCAGCAGCTGAGTAATTAGCAGCACTATTAATATATGTATATCCATTTAACACAGGAACAACATTTAATGCTTCTCTAACTGATTTAGATACTGATGGTTGGTCAGGTAACCATTCATCGAATATTATTCTTTGAGTTGCCATTAATTACGCTTTCATAATAAATGCAAGAGCATAGTAAGGAGGAAGATTTGCGTTAGTGCCACTAGAACCAGAACTGTCTGTTGTAAATGTATGTGTGTGAGAAGATGAATCTTGTACTAATTGTGTTGAGTCTTGACCATCTTCATAATAATCTGTTCCTTCACTATATCCAGCAACACCATTTCTACCTGATTCACCAAAACCACCAAAAGCTTCACCAACTCCACCAGATGCTAATGCGTGATTGTGAACACCACCTGCATCAGTTGTTCCTGTATGTGTATGTGAAACAACAATAGCATCTTTACTCCCACCTGATTGTGTTGCACTTCCTGTTACAGATGTCTTAGCTGCTCCGCCATCATCTGCATCTGCGCCAATAATAAACTTATTAGTTAAGTTAGGTGTTCCATTGTTACCATCACATAAATACCAACCACTTGGTATTGTAGCAATTGTACCAGACCACATTAAAATCATACCAGTAACAAAAGCATCGCCCCATGTTGGAGTTGCTCCTGTACCTGCTGATAATAAAACTTGACCAGATGTTCCTGCACTACCATCTAAATGCAAATTACCTGTAATATTTAACGTACCTGCATTTGTTAATGAATCTGCACTAGAACCATCCTGAAAGTCTTTAAGATGACCCATTACAGCTCTAATGGCATTATTAATATTGCTTGGGCTACAGCCTTCCGCTATGTTAATGTTTGCTACATCTGTATTATTAGCTGCGGTAGATGAATATTCACTAATTTTGTTTTTTGCCATGTTTTATCCTTGTTGTAACCAGTTTTCGTTTCCAGCAGAAACTTCTGACCAAACCTCTGCACCTGCTGTTATATTTGTCCATGATTCACTTCCAAATGGTGTGTCAGTCCATTCTTCACCTAATATATATCCTTCTGTTCCTACTATTGCTTGTGATGTAATTGCTCCACCTGCTGACCATATTGCATTTGCTAAAGATGATATCGTAGCAGTAGAGTTTACACTACCTGATACTGTTCTTATTCTTCTTGCATTGCCTGTAACATTTGCATTAGCATCTACATCTGCATTTCTACTATATATTGCAACACCATTAGCAGTAACACTGACATTAGAGAATATACTTCCACTAGCTCTTGCAAGTGAATATCCATCTGCATCTACTAAAGCGTAAGCAGAGATGTCTGCATTGTTTGTTCTTATTCTTAAATAATCTACATCAACAGTAGCATCAGAT